TGGCAACTCGAGGGGCTCGAGCTCGTGGCCAAGCCGGAGACGGAGCGCCTGGCGTTCAAGGCGTGCAAGGGCCCGGGCAAGACCGCGTGTTTGGCGTGGATCATTCTCTGGTTCCTGATGACGCGCCCGCACTGCCGGATCGGCTGCACGTCGATCACCGAGGCCAACATCCGCGCCAATCTCTGGCCCGAGCTCTACACGTGGCTGTCGAAGAGCCAGTTCTGCATGGAGACGCTGGCCTGGACCAAGACCGCCGTCGTGAACAAGCGGCATCCGCAGTCGTGGTGGGCGCAGCTGCGGACGTGGCCGAAACATGGGGACCAGCAGCAACAAGCGGACGCCTTGGCCGGGCTGCACGCCACGCACGTCATGGGCGTGGTGGATGAGGCGGGGGGCGTGCCGCAGTCGGTGCTGGTGGCGCTCGAGGCGATCCTGGCCAACGCCGAGCACGGGGAAGCGAAGCTGCTGATCAGCGGCAACCCCACGCATACGACGGGACCCTTGTATAGAGCCTGCACGGTGGACCGCACACTGTGGAAGGTGGTGACGATCACCGGGGACCCGGACAGTCCGATGCGCAGCCCGCGCATCAGCGTGAAGTGGGCGCGCGAGATGATCGCGCAGTATGGACGCGAGAATCCCTGGGTGCTGGTGAATGTGTTCGGGGAATTCCCGCCGGTCAGCATCAACGCCTTGCTGGGCGTCGAAGAGGTGCAGCGCGCCATGCAGCGCAAGCTGGACCCGGTCCAATACACCTGGTTCCAGAAGCGCCTCGGGGTGGACGTGGCGCGGTTTGGCGACGATCGCACGGTGATCTGGCCCAGGCAAGGGCCCATGAACTGGCAGCCGGTCATCATGCGCAACGCCGACACGACGCAGATCGCGGGGCGGGTGGCGCATAACTGCGAGCGCTGGACCGCGCTCGACGACGTGCCCGTCGAGCGGATCTTCATCGACGACACCGGGCACTGGGGCCACGGGGTCTTCGACCAGTTGAACACGGGCGGGTGGCCGGCGGTGCCGATCCAATACAGTGCGCCGGCGGTCTTGCCGCAGTACAAGAACCGGCGCAGTCACAACTGGCTGAAGATGGCCGAGGGGGTGCGGCACGGCGGGCGGCTGCCGAACCTGCCGGAGATGGTGCCCGAGCTCACCGAGATCACCTACACGTTCCTGGGCGGGCAGTTTGTGCTCGAGCCGAAAGAGCTCGTGAAGGAGCGGCTGGGGTTCTCGCCGGACCTGGCGGACGCCTTGAGCAACACCTATGACGAGCCGGACCTGCCGGCGCTGGGCGTGGCGTTCCCGATGGCCGGCGGCGGCAAGGTCCTGCGGGACCGCAACCCGTTCACGGCGCGGGACCTCGAGCACAACCAACCGGAGCGGGTGCGTGTTACGCCGTTCGCGGAGTAAGCGCTGGACGGGCCCGGACTGGGCCGTGGTCCAGGGCCTGGTCCTGGGGCTGGTGGCGGCTTTCTTTGCGGTGTGGCTGGTGCTGTTCGGACGGGGCTGCCTCCATGCGTGATGTGCGGTTGCGAACGTGGAACCCGGCCGGCGACGACCTGGCGCTGGTCGGACGCATGGGGCTGCGGTTCATTCAGGAGACGCCGACCGGCCGGTTGATGGGCGGCGAGCCGACCTTGTTGCGGGTGCAGGCGGCGATCCTCGAGCTCGAGGCCGCGGCCATGGGCACGGTGATCCTGGCCTTCGACACCGCGGGCGTGGCGGTCGGGTTCGCGGCGTTGTTGCGGGTCACGAACCCGTTTACGGGCGGGGTCTGGGTCGATGAAACGGGCATCTGGGTCGAGCCGGAAGCGCGCCGGGACACGCGCGCGGGGCCACTACTCATTGCGGCGTCTGAAAATTGGGCACAACAAGTAGGGGCCGCTGTGCTTAAAATGACCGCGCCTCCGCGCTCGGGGTTCGGGCGGTGGCTGCGCCACAGTGGGTATGAGCTCGCCGAAGAGGCGTTGATCAAGAGGTTCTAATGCCGGCATTCAGTGGCGGGTTCGGGGGCGGGATCGGGCAGTTGGTGGCCGGCGGGCGCGGCCAGGGCGGCATGACCCCGTGGGGCGGACGCCTCCAGCCGATCGGTGTGGCGGCCAACCTGGCCCGCCAGTTGCCCAACTGGATCCGGCGCCGGCCGAAGAAGCCCTACCAACCGCAACAAGGCGAGTCGCCCCTGGCCGGCGGCACCATGAGCGGCACCACCGGCAGCGCTCCGCGGTACTGAGCCATGCCGGCGTTCAGTGCGATCCATCGACGGAAGGCGCGGCACCGGGCCGAAGAGGCCGCGGCGAGCGAGGCGGAATTCGCCCGGCTGGGTCCGCCGCCGGCCCCGCCCCCGGGCGCGCTCTATACCGAGGCCTTCGCGCAGGCGGCCGGCCAGGTGGCGCGCAGTGAATACAGGCGCCGGCGCGCGCGCCCGTTCAATGCGATCACGGCCCGGCCGGCCCTCGGGGCCCAGCAGGGCATCCGGCGCACGCCCGGCGGGCTCTGATGGCCGGGTTATACGACGGGGAGAACCCGCTGCAGCGGCGGCAGCGCTACGAGAAGATGCGCGCGGCGATGGTGTCGGCTCGGCGCGGTGGCGGCTGGGACAGCCACTGGCGCGAGATCGCCGAATACATCTACCCCCGCCGCTACCGCGGGTCGACCAGCGACACGAACAAGGGCACGAAGACCAACCAGAGCATTGTCGACAGCACGGCGAAGTTCGCGGCGAAGACCCTGCAGTCGGGCCTGCACGCCGGCATCACGTCGCCAGCCAGGCCCTGGTTCAAACTGGGCACGCCGGACCCCGACCTGGCGGAATTCGGCCCGGTGAAGGAGTGGCTGCACATCGTCACGCAGCGCATGTATGCGGTCTTAGCCGGCAGCAACGCCTACAACGGGCTGCACAGTCTGTATCTGGACTACGGGCTGTTCGGGGTGTCGCCGATGGCCTTGTTCGATGATGACCAAGACCTGGTGCGGAGTTACGTCTACGCCGCGGGCACGTATGCGGTGAGTCTCGACGCGCGCGGGCGAGTGTCGACGTTCGTGCGCGAGTATCGACTGAGCGTGCGGCAGATCGTCGAGATCTTCGCGGCCACCGGTGCCCGCGGCCTGGACCGGAGTCGGCTGCCGCGCGAGGTGCAGACGGCCTGGGACCGGTCGGAGTATGAAACCACGTTCGACATCTGCCACCTGATCAAGCCGAACGACCACGCGGATGGGACGCGCCCGTGGGCCGGGAACCTGCCGTGGAGCTCGTGCTACTGGGTGGTGGGGCTCGAGCGGCCGGACGTGCAGTTCCTGCGCGAAAGCGGGTTTCACGAGTTTCCGATCTTCTGCCCGCGCTGGGAAATCACCGGCGAGGACTCGTATGCCACCGACAGCCCGGGGCAGACGGTCCTGGGCGACGTGAAGCAGCTGCAAACGATGATGATCCGCAAGGGCCAACTGGTCGAGAAAGCGGTCGACCCGCCGATGAAAGGCCCGAGCTCGCTGCGGACGCAGAAGGTCAGCCTGCTGGCCGGGGACATCACGTATGTCGATGGGCTCGACGCCAACAAGAGTTTCATGCCGGTCCACGAGCCGCGCCTCGAGGGCTACCAGCACCTGACGCAGGACGCGGAAGAGACGCGCTACCTGATCCGCCGCGGGTTTTTCGAGGACCTGTTCCTGATGCTGGCGCAGTCGGAGCGCATGGGGCAACCGATCACCGCGCGCGAGGTGGAAGAGCGGCACGAAGAGAAACTGATCGCGCTGGGCCCGGTGCTCGAGCGCACCAACGACGAGCTCCTCAACCCGATGATCGACCGGCTGTTCGGGATGATGGGCCGCGCCGGGCTCCTACCGGAGGCCCCGCCGGACATTGAGGACGTGAAGCTGCGCGTCGAATACGTGTCGATCCTGGCGCAGGCGCAGAAACTGGTCGGCGTCTCGAGCCTGGACCGGTTCACGCAGACGGTGCTGGCGATGGCGCCGGTCGTGCCGGCGGTGCTGCACAAGGTGAACTTCAACCAGATTCTCGAGAACTATCAGGAAGCGCTCG